GCCATAATGGAGTTATGAGATACAAGCCATGGGACCTCCCCGAAGAGGACGACGAGTCGGACGCCCGATACGATGCGATGAAAGACGCATACGCAGAGGGGTGGGGCGCACCGTACAACGACCGCACACGGCGCGAGGAGCGCGTGTGGCGAGACAACGACCGACGAGGTGGCTGGTAACCCCAGCCAAACTCCCCCTCCACGGGAGTCCCGTGCTAATGTCAAGGCATGGGGTACGAACCACGCTATGACTTCCAAGCCGACCTTGCCTACGGAGAGGCAGGGGAGGAGAATGCGAAGGAGTTATTCGGTAGCGGGGCTGTCGAGGTCAAGTCCGACAGGTACAGGAACGGCAAGATGGTCGTTGAGACAGAGCAGAAGCCAGCAGGCAAAGACTGGCAGTTATCAGGCATAAATGTGACAACCGCCGAGTGGTGGGTGTATCGGATAGCCCCGGACTCCTTCTTCGTTATCAGCGTGGCACGGCTCAAACGATACTTGCGAGCGAACAGAGAGTCGCTTTCCAAGATAAATCTCGCTTCTGATGGTGATAATCCAGCCCGGGGCTTCCTCCTGACGCCTGAGCAGGTACGCTGGATGATGACGGGTGCGGAGTACGACTAGGCTGTGGATAAATCTGTGGACAACTTTCTTGCCCCCGAGGTTGTAGAAAGTACCCTTACACCGCATACTGATGTTATGACCAAGACATTCACCTACAAGGAAGTCATCGCACTTCTGACCACCTTCTCCCCCAAGACCGAGGCTGTCCGTCTCCACATGGAGACAGTCATCCAAGCCACGACTGGACAGGTCGCACAGGCTCTCGGGTGGGACAAGAGCAACACGGGTCGCCGACTGGAGGCACTCGCCGAGGACGGCATCGTGGAGTGCGTGGACGAGGCTCACCACGATGGCAAGCCTGGTCGCCCTGCCCGACTGTGGAGGCTGGTCTGATGAGCGTCCTGCGCCTGGAGGACGACCACCTAGTCCTTGACTTCCCATACGACCCCGAGCAGGTCGCAGGGGTCAAGCAGATACCCGGGGCCAAGTGGGACAAGGTTTCCCGTGTTTGGCGACTACCCATGTCTAGCGTGGACGAGGCACGGTACTTTGCCTTAGAAAACCAGTTCACCATTGAGCCTGATGTGTTTCTGTTCATCCTCCCCCCTCGCAGAAACTCGGAGCGGGGCGTCCGATGCGACGAGAAGTGGCTGAGTATGTCGTTTGGGTACGACAGAGTGATGATTCAGTCGGTCAAGCAAATCCCAGGAGTTACATGGGACAAGAAGACGATGGCGTGGCGAGCCCCGCTGACCAGCGTCGCTGAGGTCATCAAGTGGGCAGACACATTCAAGCAGGAAGTCTCAAATGAAATACGAGAGATGTACACGAACATCAACACATCACTTTCCGAACTCAAAGATGCCTCCCGAATGGTTGATGCGGAAGTTGAGGTCTCGGGGCTACAGGGGGAAATGCTCCCTTATCAGAGGGCGGGAGTTGCGTATGCTGCGAGAGCGAGACGGACTTTCATCGCTGACGAGATGGGGCTTGGAAAGACGCTACAAGCAATAGCAACTTTGGAGTATGTCTACGACTCGTACCCAGCGGTCGTCGTGTGCCCCGCAACTCTGGTTCTCAACTGGAAAGCCGAGTACAAGAGGTGGCTTCCACATCGGACTGTCAAGGTTGTCACCGACAGGAAAGAGTTTCCGTCAGACTACGATGTGGTAGTTGTTGGTTATTCTAACATCAAACATTGGGAAAAGCAACTCCTGAACCACCAATCTTATGTTTTTGACGAAAGCCATTACTGCAAGACCCCACAGGCACAGCGAACCAAGAGTGCGGTGAAAATCGCCCGTTCAGCCCCGAAGTCAGGGGTTGTTCTGTGTCTGACGGGTACACCAGTTACGAACCGACCTGCGGAGTATGCGAGCCAACTCAACATCCTCGGGAACTTGGATAAGTTTGGGGGAGAGTGGGGCTTCTACCGGCGTTACTGCGGGGCCTTCAAGGACAGGTGGGGCATCTGGCATCTGGACGGTCATTCACACCTTGACGAACTAAATGACAGACTTCGCTCAACCTGCTACATCAGGCGCACCAAAGAGCAGGTACTTTCCGAACTCCCTCCCGTTGTTCACAACCCAGTTCTCATCGACGGGACTCCGGCCGGCATCAAGGAGTACAAGAAAGCCGAAGTAGACATCGTGGAGTACCTCGTGGCGAGAGCAAAAGCGATTGCGTTGGAACTCGGAGAATCACCCCACTCGGCAGCGGTCATAGCGAAAATCAAGGCAGAGTCAAACCAACACCTCGTTCGCCTTTCGGTACTGCGCCGTCTAGCCGCTAAAGCAAAAATGCCCATCATCAAGGAGTGGGTGGAGTCCCGTGTGGCGGAGGGTCGCAAGGTCGTCATCGCCGCACACCACAGGGATGTAGTGGACGAACTGGCACTCGCATTCGGGAACCTGCGAATCCAGGGAGGCATGGACATCAACGATGTGGAGGAACAGAAGCGCAAGTTCATGACCATGTCTTGTGAAGAAGCCCCAGTCATCGTTCTCTCCATTCAGGCTGCGAAGACGGGGCATAACCTTCAGGTCGCACAGGATGTGTTGTTCGTAGAACTGCCTTGGACGCCAGCCGATGTAGACCAGACTTACAGTCGCTGTCACAGGTTGGGGCAGAAGTCTTCCGTCACCGCCACTTACTTGTTGTGTAACGGGACTATTGACGAAGAGATTTATTCCCTTATAGAGCGCAAGCGTGGGGTTGTGAACCAAGCGGTGGACGGGGGTCCCGCCGACGAAGGGGCGGAAATGTTCCAGTTGGTCATAAACTTTCTGGAGTCAGGGTTGGAATAGTGAACCCTGCAAGGCATAATGAACAAGAGGACAACAATGAGTAAGAAACGTGACACCATACGCAAGGCTCTGAACGAAAAGGGTGTGTGTATTACTGACGGCATACCTGAACACATCATCGTCACCCTTCACGCACATGGGTACAAAATCAAAAAGAGAAAGGCTAAGCGGTGGACATCAGTATCACAGTAGACCCTTGGCTCGTCATCGTTCTTCTTGCATCGTTTATTGCCCTTCGTGTATGGCATCCCGTTACTTCGTACGCGGGGCGTCGGGCGAAGAAGGCTAAACAAAAACTCTGACAGGGCTTTCCGCCACCGTAACACCTTTCTGTGTTTTGGTTTTCGGTTTCGCGGCCCCGCGCAGTCATCATTTCTGTGCGATGCTTTTGAGTATCTCTTGGGAGAGCACAACTAGGTTGTCCCCCCTTCTCATTCGTGGGTCGTAGAGTATTCCCTCGCACATCCGTTTGAGGAGACGGCGGGACTCCTCCAACTCCTCGATGGCTTCGTAATATTTTGCCCACGCAACCTTCCGTGATGCTTCTAGTCCGACAAGCGGGAAATGCTGACTTTTCATGTTTTCTCCTTCGGGGAAACGAACTCCCCACCTATACGCTTTTTGGCTAGGTCGCCTCGCCGGGTCTGGGGGTCCCGTTTTCCATACACAGCAAGGCTTTCCCATGGAAGAAGGGCGATACACCCCGTTTGGCTAGTGACAAAGGTCACAGTTGTTTCTGTCCCTTACAAGGCATAATGGTCGTATGAACATCTTCCAAGAAGCACTAATCGCCGTGTGGTTCATCGCCAAACTCGGCTTCCTCACGCTCACGGTCATCGGAGCGAAGGTTGTATGGGACAAGTACGGACACCACGCCCCCAAACTCCTTGACCTCACCCGAAAGGACGAGGACGAGGACGAGTATGACCCTGACGGGTGGCTGAAGGAGATGTACGGATGACGAGCCCCCCACGCCCGGGGTTGCGGCCCCGCAAGTCTGGTGCTATGCTTCGGATAAATCTATTCGGAAGGATTAGACGACATGGCTCACGCATTAGAAATGGACGGAGCAGGCAAAGCCAAGATGGCTTACGCCGATAGGGAAATCCCGTGGCACAGGCTGGGGAAGCCCATGGCGGGGCTCCAGACCGCAGAAGCGATGCTCCAAGCGGCTCAGGCTGACTTTGATGTAGCACTAACAAAGGTAATCGCAGTAGACGACGACCTCAGCCCCCTTCGCAACCCCGACGGCAGCCCCGTCTACATCTCAGACAGCCGAGCAACAGTTCGCCTAAATCCTGACGGAACTATTGACGGACTTTCTACTGTTGGAACCCGTTTCGTTGTCCAACAGAACAAGGACTGCCTTGACCGTGCTCTGGACATCGTTGGGGCTTCCAAGGGCGACGCAATCGTTGATACCTGTGGTGTTCTCAGCGAGGGTCGTGAGTTCTTCGCCTGCCTTGACCTTGGAGCCCTGTTCATTGACCCGACTGGCGTAAACGACAAGGTTCAGCGTTACCTGCTTGTTCGTAACGGACACGACGGCAAGACCCCCATCACCTACGCCAACACATCTATCCGTGCCGTTTGTAAGAACACGGTGATGTCGGGGCTTCGTTCAGCGAACGCCGTCTTCACAGCCCGTCACACACGCAATGCAGACAACGCCATTGAGCAGGCGAGCGAGGTTCTGTCAATGGCAGGAATGTGGGCGACTGGTTTCGTGACAATGGCTGAGACAATGCTTCGCATCCCAGTCCCGGCTGGTTCTTCCCAGTTGGATAAAGTGGTCAATCAGATTTTCCCTCACAGGAAAGACGAGACCGAGCGTCAGAAGAAGAACATTGACGATATCCATCTCCTCGTTCGTGGCTTGTATGTAAACGACAAGAACGCAGGTGGGTACGGGTTCAACGGTTGGTCTGCCTACAACGCAATCGGTGAGTATCTAGACCATTATCGGGACGCCAAGCCGACCGAGCGAGCAATCGCCTCAATGGATTACAACTCGTGGGTCACCCGCAAGAAAGTTGAAACACAATCACTTATTCTTTCACTGGCTTGACACACCCTGATGTCACAATGGTGTTAGTGATACATTGGGGGTCACATGGATGACAATGACGACCAACAAGAACAATCCGAGATAATGGCTGAGTTTTTGACTCAGTTTATTTCCTCTGGAACCGCCGACCTGTTGTACAGAAAGACCTATTGCGACATTGTCGCTGGAAAGGTCTACAACGAGTTCGGGTATGACGGTTTAGCAGAGTTGATGATGGCAATGGACAAGAAGGCTGACTGGATTTCAGACATTCTTATTGAAGCCCCGGACTTGGACAACATTGCCTTCAAGACATACGGAACATTTGATGACAAACTCGCAGAGAAGGCTCGGCAGACAGAGGCTCTTCGTGAGTTCAACGAGAAACTGTGGAGACTCCGCAGAAAGTACTCAAAGTTGATTGTCGCAGAGATTATGGGATGGGACAAAGAGCCAGATGACATTACGGAAACCTAGGCAATCCGAGGGAGACGTAAAGCCGTTCGACGGGACTGACGGACAGCGGGCAGAAAATAGGCTGTCGCACGCATGGAAACAAGTTCCTAACCCAATCAAGTTCATGCCGATACCAGCCAGATGGGTGGAGCAACTATCCACAGAAGAGGCTCTTGGATTAGCCAGTCCCCCACTGGAGACACTTCCCAAGTGCGAAAGATGTGGATGCTGGGGCGCAGAAGATGCCGCCAGTTGGCCCTGTGGCGAAGCCCCGCGCTTCACCGAAACAATCATGTAAGTGGGCTTGGAGGGAATCGAACCCTCACTCCATTCGGAACAGGAACCTAAATCCTGCGCGTCTGCCTGTTTCGCCACAAGCCCTTTGTAGGTCGCCTGGGACTCGAACCCAGAACCTGCGGATTAAAAGTCCGTTACTCTGCCAATTGAGTTAGCGACCCGTATGCGGGACTAACGTTTCAATCCGTAGTAGGACTCAATCTCTTCCCACGAATCGCCCGTGAGAATCCGGCACGAAGATTGGCATGATGGGCATCGTGGGACACGACCGTCCATGAGGTGAGACCTTTGAGCCGCACAGGGGCACAGGAGGACGCATTCCTGCCCATACTGGTATTTGAGTTCTTGCCTGCCCACTACTCTCATTATGCCATGTAAGGAGCCGAAAATCAACTCACGGATTTAACTGGGATTGACGGAACACCATCCGTTGAGTAGCCCCGTTTTACGAGCCATTTCAGGTGGACAAGGCGTGTTTTGGGTCCATACTCACCGTCTATGTGGATTCGCAGGAATGTCTGTAAGTCCTTTACGAGGCGACCCTTTTCGCCGAAAATGAACTGGACATGGGGGACAAGAAAGGGGTTCTCGGCGTGGTACATGCGGGGCTTTTCCATCCGATATTTTCCTGTGGATTTTGACTTGTAGCACCCCCACCCTCCGAGACCAACAGCCTCTTGGAAGTGGGGCTTATTTTCCAACTTGTCGTCCAACGTCAGGTATGTGTTCTTGGTTTGATACCCGTCAACAGCAATCCTGTTGGCAACAACTATCTGCTCCTCGCGGGATGCCCCGTCTGGGCTTTTTGCGAACTCCCTGCCCCCGAAACGCCTCCACGTTCCGATGTAAATGCCGAGCCCGCCTGCCCAGCGACCGCCGTCCTGCCAGTCTTGGGCGGTTTCACACTGAGCCAGTTCGTCCCAAAAAGCCTTTGTGGGACGGGCGTTTTTGTGGATAACGATTGAGGACCTGAGTCGCTCAGCCCTGCTTGCCACATCCATCGCACTCACACTTGGCGGGGCCCCCGTTGTCGGCGGTGCCTCCGTTGTCGGCGGTGCCCCTGAAGCCGTCCCTAGCGCATTTGCGATAGAAGGCGCGAGCAAAAAAATGGAAATGGCAAGAGCCAGGGTGTGTTTTCTCAAGGTGGTCTCCAGTGTTCGGTGGATAGGGCAACAGGCAAATAACACGCGCCTGCCTATGTCGTCAGTGGAGTAACTGAACTACCACTATTTTATCAACCGGTGGGGTCATGTCAACCCCCGTAAAACCCTTGCGGTATAAGGCTCATACGAGGCTCCCCGCTGTAACCCTTACCCATCAAGGGTTTGCCGAAGTCTCTTCTTCCAACTTTTTTTTGATGTATGTTTCGGGGTCTTCTAGGGCAAAAATAGCCTTGAAATGAGCCCCGTCCTCGGATTCCCCTGGCTCAAAGCCCATAGAATCAAGCATGTGGTTGGCAACCTCCTCAAAATCCTCCAACAGCACTTCCTCCTGCTCGGGGGTGAGATTGTCAAAGTCAATCTCTGCCATTTCTAGGAGCATTCTGGACATGTGTTTTACAGTGTTGAGGCGTACCTGAAACTTGTCTTGCATAGTTGCAGTATGGCATGTAGCGGACTAGGATGCAAGTCGTCGGAATCAACAAGCAGATACGGAGACACCAATGGCAATCACGCCGACAACGATTGTGGGAAATCTCACAGCAGACCCACAACTCAAGTTCACAACATCACAGAAGCCCCAGTTGACCTTCTCTGTCGCAGTGAACGACAGTTACACAAATCAGGATGGGGACAAGGTCGAAAAGACTGCGTACTTCAATGTGGTCGCATGGGGCTACACGGCAGAGAACGCAGCAAACATTCTCGAGAAGGGGATGGGCGTCATCGTGGTCGGGACTCTCGACCAGCGTTCATGGGACGACAAGGAGACTGGTCAGAAGCGTTCCACCGTTGAAATCAAGGCGATGGAGATTGGTGCTCGTGTCGGCTCACTTGAGTCAGTAACTCGTCGGAAAGCACTCCAGCAGGATTCCAGCCTCCGAGGCGACCTCGTCAAGCCGAAGCGCACGAAGGAAACAGTTCCAGCAGACGACCCCTTTTAATCGTTAAATCGCACCAGTGAGTGCGGAACATTTGCGAACCCCGTCCAGTGCCCCCTGCTGGATGGGGTTTTCGCTATTATGCGTTCGTGACGACAGAACATCGCAAAGCCCCGCGTCGCGAAGTAGTTGAGATACGAAGAATCGGCAGTTGGGGAAAAGTTAAATACCATCATGTGCTTTCGTGCGGTCACATGGAGACACGACCAAGAGCATCAACATCGCCCAAACTTGCGTGCGTTGAATGCCTGCGCACGGAAATACAAGTATCGGAGATGAAGGCTATACCACCTCCAGCCAGATTACAAGTTGCATCCGACGATGAAATAGCGACAGCAGAAACAGAGTTCTCGCTGATGCGTGCAACGATTGCAACGAGATTCGGAGTCCCGGCCGAATCCGTTGATTTGGTAACGACAGACGACACTGGTATTCTCCGTGTGCGTTATGCAACTGTTTTCCTCACGGAAAAAGATGTGAATCGCATAACAAACAACAGGGAGGCGTAGTGAATCAAGGCGTGTTTGCTCCGGAAGACGGGGCCTGCAGGGGCTACCCGACCGAATGGTGGTTTCCGCTTCAAAAAACTGGGAAGCGTGATGAACTCGTTCTTCTTAGGGAGAACACAAAAAAAGCAAAAGTGATTTGCATTCGCTGTCCGCATAAACAGGAATGTCTTGAGTATTCATTGCAGTGGGAACCGTGGGGCATCTGGGGTGGTTTTGACGAACAAGAACGTGCTCGCCTGCGCTGGGAAAAAAAAGTGAATCTCGGCAGAGAAGGCAGAATCGTGTTCAGGGGTGTTGGATTGCGGGACGCCAATGGCGGAGAGTTCTTGCTGGAGAGGGCTGCAAAGCAGTGACACTTCAGCACACGGACGATTTTCTCGCTCGCCTAAAGGGAGTCAGGGAAACAGCAAATGGCTGGGAAGCCCGCTGTCCGTGTCGCAACGATGATGACAATCCGTCTCTGTCAATATCTGAAGACGAATCAAATGGAAATATTCTCGTTACTTGCCATCGGGGCTCCCCGTGTTCTACAAAAGAAATATGTGAATCCGCTGGCGTAACGATTGCTTCATTGTTCCCCCCACATAAGAGAACAAAAGAAAAACTTGACTTGGTCAAGACATACGACTACAATGATGTTGATGGGACGTTGTTGTTCCAAAAGTTGCGATACATAGACAGTGCTGGGAAAAAAACATTCCGACAACGCAAACCAGATGGTCGTGGCGGATGGGAGTATTCGCTGGGGGATACTCCAAAAGTTCTTTACAACCTCCCAGCAGTCGTAAGGGCGGTCGCAGACGGTTACCCCATTTGGGTAGTTGAGGGAGAAAAAGACGCAGACACGCTCATAGAACTCGGCATCATAGCGACGACCATGCCAGGCGGGGCCGGGAAGTGGATGGATATCCACACAGCAGTTCTTGCTGGCGCAGAAGTAGAAATAATCGCCGACAATGACGAGCCTGGAATAGCACACGCCAATTTGGTGTTGAAAGAACTAACAAACGCTGGATGTAGAGCAAACATATGGGCTACGCCCAAAGGTAAAGATGTAACCGAATACCTGGCACTCGGCGGAAACCTAGATGATTTCATCGCCCTTGAATACGCGCCAAAACAAGAACCCGAGGCCCCGCCTCAGGCAAACGTTTTCTCCGATGCGAAGTCAAAGTTGGAGGCTCTTCTCGTCAGGAGTGACCTGACACCACAGCAGATTCTTGTCAGGGCGCAAGACATCGCATTGCTCGCAGCGAGAGATAAGCCGACCGATTTCGGACGACTTGTTGATTGGGCTTCCTTCATAAACGAGGGTGGGGATGATTCATACGACTGGGTGATAGATGAACTCATAGAACGGGGCGAGCGAGTAATCGTTGTGGCGGCTGAAGGTGTTGGAAAAACAATGCTCGCACGGCAGGTAGCCATTCTTTCGGGATGCGGAATACATCCATTCACATATCAAAAGATGAAGCAAATCAGAACTCTTACTGTTGACTTGGAAAACCCTGAACGAATCATCAGGAGAACTTCTACGAAAATCATGAAGACGGCACTTGCTCGTGGATACACGACAACCCCCTCAGCCCAACTGCTGGTCAAACCATCGGGGCTAGACCTGCTCAGGCCAGAGGACAGAATGGTCCTGGAGAGGGCGATTGAGGACTCAAAACCAGAGTTGCTTGTTTTGGGTCCGCTGTACAAGGCGTTTATTGACCCAGGCGGTCGTACGTCGGAAGCGGTAGCCGTAGAAGTAGCCCGTTATCTTGACTACATCAGGGATGTGTATAAGTGCGCTCTCTGGCTGGAACACCACGCTCCACTTGGCGAGAGCATGACCAATCGCCAGTTGCGCCCGTTCGGCTCCGCCGTGTGGTCCCGCTGGCCCGAGTTCGGCATCTCCCTGACTCCAGACCTCACTGGTGGTCTCCATGTTTATGATGTGCGACATTTCAGAGGTGCACGCGATGAACGACCATTTCCTACTAAAATGAGGAGAGGGAAATTGTTCCCGTTTGAGGTTATTGAGTACGCTAGGGTGAACAGATGAGCAAACAAAACAAAGTAATGACCAGAGAGTTCTTAGCGGAAAGAGACCTCCGTGTTTTCAAGTTGCGTCAGGCTGGTGTATCTACACACGAAATAGCCAGAAGGTTTGTCATGTCTACAGCCGCAGTCAACATGGCTGTCCGTAGGCAGTTAGAGAAGATGAACAAAGAGGCACTTCTCGCATACCCAGAAGTTCTACGCATGGAACTCGAAAGACTGGACAACCTTCAGGCTGCCATATGGCCCATGACGCAACACAGAAAAGTCAAGATGGACGACGGAACCGAAGTAGCCGTAGAACCAGACATGAAAGCCGTTCAGCAAGTTCTGTCAATAATAGACAGAAGAGCAAAACTTCTCGGCATGGAGCAGTCGTCCTCCAACAACATCAATGTCAATATGGATATCCGCAATACAGAGACGACAATCAACGCTACTCTTGCCGGTGCCACTGCGGGTCCCGCCGCTGTAAACGCCTTCGACCCCGAGACAGAGGCACGCAAACTGCTGGAAATAATGGGTGCTTCTGGCGTACTACCATCTGCTACTGTTACGGGAATATTGGCACAGGCAACAAGAAATGACGAAGTGTTGATAGACTCAGACATAGTGGACGCGGAGATTATTGATGAGCGATAACAAGAACATAGAGGCCGCGCTTGAGAACGAGATTGCTCAGGGTCTACACATATCCACAGAGTTGTCGCCAGAGTCTGGTCCAGCAGATAAGACGGTCCTTATCCGTCTCACCGAGTACGACAGGGAGAGGTGGAAGCAGGCGTCCGAGAAGATTGGTAAGACAATGTCCCAAATGATTCGTGAAACAGTAAATAACTTTGTAACAGAAACTATTGACTGTACCCACCCAGTCAATATGCGTCGCTACTACCCGTGGTCGGAGTTCTGCCTGAAATGCGAGACGAGACTCAGGTAACGGGGCCACCACGCAAGGTGCCCCTAAATGTCGCTGCCTACAGGTATGCAGCCTGCAAGAAGTGTCCATACATGCGTAAGTGGCGAAAGACATGCAAGGTCTGCGGGTGTTTCCTGCTCACAAAAGTTGAGTACGAGATGGAGTCCTGTCCGCTCGGCAAGTGGTAGTATGAATCTTCTTTGGAGGTGAATATGACCATTCTCATCGCTGCACTTTTTATTGCCCTGGTGGCCCAATGGATTGCCATCATCAAAATACATAAGAATATTTGCTCTATTCGCATGGAACTGGACAAGCAATCCGGAGCAATACGGGGCCTTAAGTTGATTTTCCAGATGATTAGCAACAAATCAAGAGAGAAGGTCGGCCTGTAAATGACCGCAGGAACACCTACTTTTTGCGTGCGTTGCGACCCGCCTCAACGCTCACGATGAGGAAATACGGGACCTCAGAGCGCAGTTGAAAGTAATAAGACTTCATGTAAAGGTGCTGACCGGAGTTCGTGACCGCACGAGCAACGATTAGTTTTTGCGAGCGTTTCTTCCTGCTCTCGCCGCAGCCTCTGTGTTTCTAACGAATTGATTGCCTCCGCGACTTCCCGAGACTTTCTTTCTATTCGTCGCCGCCCTCTGCGCAGGTGTAAGTTTAGACCAAGCACTAGCAGGGAGATAACGGCGAGTGCCGCCTTTACGAATCGCTGGTTTGCCATCTGATGTTGTCCATTTCTCCCGTGTCCACTTCTTCAGTGAACGCTGCGTCTTTCGTGGTTTACCCCTGTAGCCACCGCCAGCCTTTCTGTATTCCAAAGCAACCAACTGCGCTTTTCGTGCCGACCACTGACCAGGTGCCCCGCCTTTGCTGCCAGCCATGATGCGATTCTTGATGCTCTCCCTGAGTTTGGGTTTAGTGTAATTGCCATCTTTGAACTCAATAGTCGGAGCATTGGACAAGAAGTCTTTCGTGGAAAGTTCCACCCAGTCAAGTGATTTGCCCTTGATTGTGCGATTCTGTATTCTGGCTTCCTTGAACAACTCATCAAGATGGTCCTCATCTTTGACTTTACCAGCACTTACACTTCTGTACCCGAACCTGTTCGCAAACTTCCCGGGGACGAAGTATTTCTCTTGTAACCAACCGTTCCAGTATTCTTCTGCAGATTTGTCGGATGAATACGCTGTGTAAACACCTTTTTCGTCGTTGTTATCTGTTATATAGATGAATAGGACCGGGGCTGACTCTGGGAGAGGGGGAGCGGACTGCACCATAAAGTAGTAACTGGTCTTGTCCTGTTTGCCACGCTCTTCCTGCTCAATGAGTTTTGCCAACTTGTCACGCAGTTCTGGGTCTGTCGTGGCAGACAAGCGTGTGTAGAGTTCATAAAGGCGTATTTGCTTTTGGTTATCAGAAATCAAAACGACCTCCTCGTTCTAGCCATCGACTTTAGTCTTTCCACAGGTATGTCAAGGAACTCCGAAAGCATCTCGTAGTGCGCCTCTCGCAACCCGGCAATAGCACCCTGTGGATAAAGAAGTTCTCTTAGTGCCTCCGCTATGTATTCTGCTTTATTGGTTGCCGCATAGTTGCTTATTAGTTTAGCGTTCTCCACATCATAATCAGACATTGTAGAAAACTTCTCTTCTCCATAGAAGTCGGTGTCCTTCCAGTCCCGTTCCAGGGCTTTCCTTGCTGCCTTCCTTTCCGAGATAGCCATGGCATGTATCGCGTGGGCTAGTTCATGAACGATTGTTTCTTCTGGGGTTTTTTTGACAAAATCGTAAACTTTATCGCCAGTTGCTATATGTTGTGGGAAAGCGAGAATACCCATTCCTTGATGATATTGACCTTGTGTTCCAAACCAGGATTCCTCTAATAACAAAAATGCTGAGCCGGTTCCGCCCCTAGCAATGTTTTTTTCTGTTACAAACATCGGCGGTATGTCATGTTCAGCCAAGAACCTCGCCAACTCAGGACTTTCTTCTAGAACTGTGCGAAGTCTTTGAGCAAGTAGTTCTTGTTTTTCCCAGTCAATACCCATCTTTTCTAGTTTCTTCATTGTCGCCCCAACGCCCTTGCCAGACGAGTACGGAGAATCCTTGAGCAACGACTTGACCTGTTCAGGACTAGTTGGTACAGCACGAGCGATGAACTCGTCTGTTGTTGCGGGCGGGGTACGGGGCTTACCCGTGGCACCAAAATCCTTCACTTGTCTTGATGCTTTAGAAGCAAAGCCAGACTGTTGTGATGTTGACGCAAACCCAGCCCGCCTGCGAGTATCAGGAGAACCGCTGCTGGAACCACCCATAGCGAGCCACAATAGTTCCGTAATCTCATCATCGGACATGTCAGCGAGTTCAGCCCATCTGGCAAGAACATTATCAATACCTTCCTCAATCTCTCTGTAGAGATATGCTGAATCCGATGGCGTCCATATGCTATCTTCTACGCCCGACAATAGACCGGTAGCCTGTTCTATCACTCTTTGGGTTTGGTCACGGACTCTCTTGTGCTTGTCTTCCAGTTGTTCCCTGTAGTCCCTCATAACATCGGCAACCATTTGACGCAATTCGTTCTTGCTAATGTTGCCCAACGAGTGCAGGTCATTTGTTCTCGCAGACTCAAATCTGTACAAGATTAGTTGAGCCAGGTCGCCTCTCCTGTCGTCTGCGTGTATCGCCTCTCCATGGTCTATCGGGACTAGGACTATTGAGCCGTCCTGCTGTTGAGAAAGAAGATAGTTGCCGATATTTCTGTCTCTGTTGTCCATTACTGCGTCAATAAGACCAACCCGTAGTGCGGATATTGGACTTATGTCTCGACGAGTTGTGTTGTTTGTGTGAAGAATAGTGCCGTCGCCAATGATTCTTTGCCTATTTTGTGCCAGTTCGGTTACGTAAGCAATACCCCCTCTCATCTGTTCACGAACTATCTGCATCAGTTCGCCTGCACCAAGACCGCTTCTTCTAACTATTCTTATCGGCATCGGGGGGAAGCCGAGTTCCTCATTGATTGTGTTTGCTATTGATTCCCTGATTATTCCAGATATAGATTCTGTGGCGCTATGCCGCGTTATCGGTATAAGTTCATCATTCCTACCGAAGTTGATTGATGCCTCAAACTTGATGCCGAGTTGAGCCCCTGTTTGATTATCTCGCAGGAGAATCATTCCATGCACACCACCGCCCGCACCAAGGAACTCAAATCTTCCGCCTGGCTTGGATAGACGCCAACCGCTTCTACGCTCTCCTGGTATGTCTATTGAGTTGCGAAGTATTGCCTCAATAAGGTGTTCGTCTGGAACATCTGAAAGTTTTCCGCCGAAAGACACATAATCTATTGATGCGCTAGGCGAATCAAGTTTTACTTTGTTTCCAGTTCTTGGATGCACAACTTCATTACCGACCGGAACACGCTTTTGCGTGGTGCCAGAACCATCGGCGTGTGCAATTTCTGCGTCTGGTGCGTCTCTCCTTATATCTACGCCGTGTGTGGTTGTTTTCCATTCACTCGAACTTGAGGCAAATCCAACATGTCGAGCATCTGCATTTACTATTCTCGCCAAATCTTGACCAGTTGCATTGCTTAATGTGCTCCTGTTGCTAGAAGCGAACCCGCGAGGACGGGGCTCGATGGGTGAGCCGTCTTCTTTAAATGCTGGTGTTTTATCAACTTCTTCTTCAAGAATGTCCACCAGTTCCCAGATATCTCCATCATATTCACGAACTATCTGCATCAGTTCGCCCAGTTTGTCTCTGGTGTACGGGGATGGTTTGCCATCATCAAGCACAGAAGCGACAGCATCTGGTCTTGCTTGGTTCAGTCTTGATATTAAATATTCGGACATTATGTATCTTGCTACCTGCTGTATTTCATCTTTAGTAAGAAGTTCTTGAACTTCTGGATGCTTCAGCAGGGAAAGAACCGCCAAACCGTTTGCGTATTCCCCGTGTCTGTCGAACCCCCTACCTATCGCAACATGACCTATTGCCTCGTGAAGCATGTCAAACGGGTCGTCCGTGTTGTTGGGCGCATTGCGTCCATCAACCAAAGAACCAACAAAAAGGTGAATCCACGATGCGTCTCCACGAAATATCAGAAGTTCATCATCTAGGTCAATATCGTCGCTTACCAAACTTCCACGAAGTTTGGAGGGAACGTCTTGTCTACTGGCTGAGTCAATGAGAAATTTCAGTTTTTCTTCAACCCACTTTCCAAACTTTTCCCTACCCGTAGCGCCGGCGAGTTGTGTTTCTCGTTCACGGTAGGAGAGGGGGTTGTTTCCTTCTTTTAGTCTCTTTAGGAACTTTGTTACCGTAGCGTCACTCGGAACCTCTATTAAAGACCAGTTTCTTCTATCGGTAAGCAGTCTGAAGAATACTGGGTGTGGGTCAGCCATCATCATCGGAACATCATCAGCGCTAATTACTATGCGGATTGAGTCGATAATACGGGACTTGTGCTCATCAACACCCTTGGCGAACTTGTACCTCTTTAGACGACCGCTTGATATTGCCTCAAGCGAATTTTTTAATCCTTGCTTTGCGATTCGTGCAGCCTGTCCAGTGAGACCCATTTCCCGCACTACGGCATCGCCAGTCTCTCCGCCCTTTATCGGTAGGTCCATTTCCGATAGTCGCCTTGACTGGCGCACGATATCTGTGGCAACGATGCTTGCTCTCTCGTCACGAGATGCGCTGGCGAAACCCTTGCTATTGGCTGAATCATGTACTCTGCCGTGGTCTAACAACCCAATCAACTCACGAAGGTCGCCTTCTTCCCCCATACCATAAAGCGCTTCGTCGATACCACGTTCATCAGATTCTTCAGACGGGACAAATCTGTCGCCGAAACGAGTGTACTCTAGGGTCGAGAACCAGGCAGCCTTCATACGCAATACATCAACCTCGGGAATGTCATTCTCTTCTCCCCATCTATCCATGAGTGAGAAGATAGCCAACATGTTTGCCCACTCTCCGTGTCTGTCAAATCCTCTACCAATAGCCGCGTGACCCCACAGGTCGTGAGCGTTTAGGAAATCATCGTCCCCAAAGAAATCACGTATTCCGCTGAAACCCATGTTGTAAAGGGCATGGAAGTACATAGTAAATCCTGTTGGGATATTTCCATAACTTGCGTTCACGAAAGTTCCTGGCTCATTTTCGTCTACGCCAGGGGGTAATGGGTTCTTTGCCGTTATGGATTTCCACATATCCATCAACCATGTACTAAAGCCAACAATATTTAACTTAACTTCGTCTTCTCTCTGTTTGATTGCATCCCCATCTTCTAGGGGCACCTTCTCGCCCATGCGCTCGAGGAGGTCGACAATCTCTCTCTCCTTCTGCTTAGACGGGACTACGACGGTTGACCAGTCTCGTTTGTCTGGAATCTCATCTATAACAAGAGGATGGGGGTCTGTCGTTATGTACGGGATACCATCTTCAATACGAACACGAACAGAATCTATAATCCTCTGTCTCTGCTCTTCCGTTATTGACGGGTTAACTATAATCTCTTTCAGTTCTTCATAGTTTGGCAGAGCGCCATCCAGTATTTCTTTTTCTCTTGGCGTAAGTTCTAGGTCTCTCGCTATTTCATCGCTTGTCTTGCCACGAGGGTTAACTGCGTCAGAGCGTGATGCGAACCCGGCGCGACGCTCTATTGACCTCACCACCTCCGCCTGCTCCGGGTCTTTTACTCGGCTAGAAAGGTCTCGCCTTGACGACCGGCTGGCTGATGCGAATCCAGCCCATGGGGAGTCTGGGTTTTCTTCTGCTCTCAAAGATACGCCAGTAGGCTTGCCGTGCCTTCTATCAATATGGCGCAGAAGCGAGTTGTCATCAATATCATGGATATAGAGCACACCCATCATGACGCCTGTATTGTTCCGCAGTGGACCCTTAAAAAAATTTTCGCCGTCATAACCATTGTTTATTCTCTCAAGGTTTCCATGACCACGGTTTGAGTGAAGGGTTCCTCTTGGGATACCAAGGTCCGCAGCGACGGTCGCTACTAAGTCATCAAATCCGGGCCAGTCAACGAAATTGGGCGTCCCTTTTACTGATATGGTCGCAAAATCTTTTTCGAGTATTTCTTCTGTTATTTTCTTTCTGTCTTCTCCTTCGGGCACCTCTCTAACAACAACGGAGCCTTTTCTCAACTTGAGTTTCTGCCCTGGTTTTGGTGTGAAGTATGTGTCTACTCCGTACAGGTTGCCCAATGATTCGGTGCCGTTATCTTCCAATACATCAGACAGTGGAATAATTATTAGGTAACCGGTACCCCTCTGCTGCCATCCCCAATGCTCCTCAACGGAGTGGTTGAGGGTGAAATGGATTGTCTCTCTGTCAAAGGGGACATAATCTCCTGCTGGAGACAACACGACATTGCCATCCTCGTCGTAGTCTGGTGGGAACTCGGACCAGCGAACGAGAACCAAGTCCTTGGTCGTAATTTCAAGTTTGTCGACTTCTCCGTCCTCGATAGACATGTAATCGGGAGTGTCTCTTTTCTTCCGGCGATAGAGAATGCCGTGCTTCATAGCCCGTACTCGCTCTTTAAAACCTTGGTCGGCTCTCAGTTTTTCTGCCTCTAGTTTTGTTTTGTCGATTAGTTCTTGTCTAGCAGCATCGACTTTGCGCTTACCCTCTTCGGCGTATCTATCCAATTCCCTGCGAGCGTCTTCATCCCCGTTAACGGCGGCATACAGAAGCGCCGACATCTCCGTTGAGTTGGAACCGGGCATCCCCGTATCATTAGTATCAGAACCAATGTGGGCGTAAGCCCATATGCGAGCAATTTCGTCACCCTCTTTTGTCCCCCTCTCGAGACCTGTTATATCGTATGGATTGAGCGGTATGTTCTTGACATCAGATACATCTAATTGGTGTCTTTCTTCTACGCCGAAAACGACCTTCTCGCCATTTATTTCGTAAACAACAACTTCCGGTACTTCCCTGCTAGTCTGACCTTCTTCCCATTCATCGCCGCCGTATGGTTTACCACGGCGCACCGTCGGATTAAATCTTCCTACAATGTCTTTCCGCGTGTCTGAACTATGGGAAGCAAACCCACTCGGTCTGCGCTTCTCAATACCCTGCTCAACCCGTATTTCCGCCAGGTCCTCATCGGAAAGACCATCGACCATCGCCCTACGAAGTCTCTTGCCCAACTTTTGGTAGTGGTAGACATCACCATCAGTAGCGTCACGCACCGATGGGTCTCGTCGTATGCGGTCGCTCACGATGTCCATCACCACATTCATTATGTCCATTGCGTCGGTGTGCGTTATTTCGCCCTTGTTGAGGCGTTCTATTGTTCTGTCAATCCATTCTCCGTCGAGAACCTCGCGGGTTCTACCGGACATCATCCGGTCCTCTATGTATTCCCTGTTTTCCTCAAGAGTGCGTATTGCCGACTTTGCCACCCGTCGCTCTGGTCTGATAATCCTGTTAAAACCCATCTCGCGGGATGTTGACGCGAAACCTGGCATATTAACTTTGTCCATTGAGGATATCGGTATTGCCTCAACCAACGCAATCTCCCCCATCAGACTGTCTCTACCCGCCTGAGAAAGGTTCATCGTCGGTTCTGGAACATCTCCGAACATTACGCTCACGAGCGACTCTGTTCTGTTATTTATCTCTCGCGTAAGTCTGTCGTGCGCTGGGTCGGATATCTCAACAAGCCTTCTTCTGTTGTGTAGTTCTTCTATTTCACGCATGCTTCTATCAACAAGAACCATCTCCTTGACGGAATCCATAGAGATTTTGGGGTCTATGTTTACAAACTCGCCCTTGTCGGCATCGAATACATCTGTATGTTCTATTTCTATGTACGGTATTCCGTCTCTTTCCCTCTTGGATACGACCCTGAAACGACCACCCGTGATGCT